GCCAGCCTGTTTTGGGTTAGTTGTGATATAGATTATCAGGCAACTACGTTGGTGAAGATGGCACCAGCGCCAACTTTACCGTTCTCACCCATGCCAACGAGCTCGAAGCTACGCTCAACAAGGATGTCACCGGTGAATACACGGCGCTCGATGTTGAAACGCTCAGGAGTGGCGATAGGATAACCAGCGAGGGTGTAGGTGTAAGCAAAAGCAGGGTTGCCATAGTTGGCATCCAGAGCAGGAGCAAAACCGTCAGTAGCACCAGAAGGCTGGTAGAAGAGAACGGCTACGTTGTCGTAGATGTTCTCAAGGCTCTGGCCATCGGCACCGAGCTTAAGACGACGTGCAACACGGATCTCGTCAAGACCAAAGATGTTAGCGAGGGAAGCCTCGTTAACAAGCACACCGCGCTGCATGAAGTCACGGATTCTCTTGTTACGCTTGAGGGCGTTGAAAGCATCAGGAGAGATGACCATCTTGTTAGGATAGACACCGATCTGTGAACGAACGGCTTCCTTAGCTTCGTCGATTAGAACCTCAACGTCAGAAGTGGCTTGGTTGAACTGATCAGCACCGCCAGCGCGAGTAGCGAGGTCGAATACGTTAGCAGTTTCATAGGATGCGGAGTTGGTTACAGCAGTTGCAACCTGAATCTCCCAGGACTGCATGAGACGATTAGCAGCGTCCTTAGCAGCAAATTGGCGAAGGTCGATTTGAGCAGCACCATTCTTGGCTTCAGCAGCGATTTCTTCGGCAATTTCCCAGCTGATCGCTTCCTGACGGAGAGCGAACGAACGGGTTCCGAATTCGTTCTGAATCTTCTGGATGTTAGTTCCAGGAGCACGGAGGAAGGACTGCGAAGCAAATGCCTCCTTACCGAATACCAATGTACGGCCGGCGCGAGTATTCATAGATACCGCAGGACCGAAGAATGTAGCTACGCCTTCAGCGTTCTTATAGCCCTGAGCCAGTTGGGTCAGGATTGGGTCGATTACACGAACCTGATCTAAATTCATCATGATTAGTTATTCTCCTTCAGTATCTATCAAGCAGCGCCAGCTTGATCAAGCTTAACTCGGATATATTGGCCAGCACCAGCTGTTCCAACTGCGTCAAGAGCGCGTCCGAGAACAAGATCGCCAGTAGTAGCAGCAACAGCAACGCCGTTGGCACCAGCAACTACAGCATCATCAACAGCAAAAGTTGCTGCGGAACCTACTTCAACAATAGCGATTCCTTCGGTTACAACTGAAAGAAGACCCTGATAGGGGAATACTCCAGGCTTCGAAGGTGTGGTCGATGGGTTGAGCTGACCCTCATAAATGAGAGTAGAACCATCATCAACTTGGTAGCCCTTGGCGGTGAGTTCACCTTGTCCAGGAGCATCAAAAATGGAGACTCCAGCGGCATAAGCGCCGGCTCCAGCATAAGCACCAGCACGAGTTACGAAACGGTGGGCAGCGATTGAAGCACTGGTTTCCACGGTCTCGACGTACTGATGGTCAAAAGACATATAACGGGGGTCTGTTGCCATTAGTAATTACCTCAGTTTTTGTTAGCAATAACAAACTTAACAGCAGTTAAGTAGTCGCAGTCATTCTCCTCAGCGTATGAGAGAGCATCGGCGTGAACGTCTGCAGTGTTTGGATCGTATGCGTATCCAGAAGCGTTAGGCTCAACCGACTTTGCTTTCTTAGGAGCAGAAGCAGGTGTAGCAAACTCTTCAAAGGAGACCATGGAAGGTAGGGACTCAAGTACTCCACGCATGAAGTCGAATTGAGAAGCCTTACCGGTCTCAGAGAAATTCACAGAGTTCTTATAGTTAAGAGTCTCCATGAAACGAACAAGGTCTCCCTTAGGAACAACTTGTTCAGTGAGCTTACCAGACTCATAGAGTCCTTCAGCAAACGAAGAAATTTCTTTCTCGCGAGCAAGCTTTCTTTGTCTGTTCAGCTCTTCCTCCAATTCGGCTACTCGAGCGTTGAGTGTTTCAATGCTCTGATCTCCAATAGCGGATTCGCTATGATCTAGAGATTCTGTAGCCACAGGTGCAGCTTCTTCAGCGTGGTCGGCTGACTCTTCTTTCTTTTCTTCTTTAACCACTTCGGCCATATCAGTTTTCTTCTCTTCTTCCTCTTCTTCCTTTTCGCCCTCGTCCTCGGCCATATCAGCCTTGGCTTCTTCCTTCTCTTCTTCAGGAGCTTCTTCGGCGTTATCGCTTACTTGCTCTTCGCCCATGTCAGCTTCCTTTTTCTTCTCTTCTTCTTCGTCTTCTCCCTTACCTTCTTTCTCTTCCATGTGCTTCTTAAGTCCTTCGGGCATTTCGCCATAGGACATATCATTCTCCATCATGGAGGTTGCTTGTTTCTTGAGAGCCAGTGCTTGGAAGAGCTCGTCTTCTTCGTACTCGGCTGCTAGAGAGGCAATTTTCTTGTCGTTATTTTCCATCTCTCCAGAAATATCGTCCGCGCCATCCTCACCAGCAGGCTCTTCGCCTTCTCCCTCGGATCCCATCTCTTCCTCACCACCTTCTTCCTCTTCGCCTTCGGCGGAGGCTTCAGGGGCTTCTTCTTCGCCACCTTCGTCTTCTAGGCCCATGTCATCGCCTTCACCTTCGCCCTCAGGAGCTTCAGCTTCGGCTTCAGGTGCCATTTCTTCTTCGGTTTCTTCGTCAGAGGCATACTCCATCTTATAATCGGCTGGAGCGCCAGTTTCATCGACCTGGTTGCCAGAGTCGTCATATACGGAAGGCTTGCCGCCTCCGATGTTAATGTTGACGGTCATTCCGCCTTCAGCATGATCAACACTCTGATCTACTGAGACCTCCTGAACCTCGCCAGTAGTTTTCTTTTTTCTAGTCATAGTAGAGTTGTTTGTTTCTAAGGCTTCTTTAAACGAAATAACGGTTTCTCCCGGTTCGGGAGTTAGGTTAATAATTTTTTCGTCATTAAATTCACCTTCGGAAAAAGCTGTGAGACCCTTTACGGCGGGAATCGAAACAAGACCAAGATGGCGAAGTGCCAATTTCCCAGGATGGGGATTTGTTTCCGCATCTGGTAAGTAGAAAGAACTACTTACTTTCTTGAACACTCCATCTTTAATCAGTTTCTCGGCTTTAGGGGTAAGTTCAACGTTACCCCATAAAGCTTTACCTTTTCTCCAAAGATTTTTTACCCATCCCAACGCGGGCGTAGAGTCTGTTTGATCATGCCCGATAATCAGAGGGGCCTCATGTTGCTCGGGAGAATACGTCCCGACCACCTGATCTAGATCTTTCTCCGTAAACATCATCTTTTGCCCAGAGGAGCTGATCTGAGGACCAGCTCTGAACATTTCGATGTGCACAACCTTTTTGGATTGTTGTGAAGAAAGTGGCTCTTTAGCGTTTAAAATTTGCTCCTGATTATCAGACATTTTCAATTATTAGACTGTAGTTGCGTTAAGAAGATAGTCGAATCTGTCAATGTTTCTAGAGAAGGTATCTTGTACCTGAGCAACCTGACCAGCAGGTGTTCTTACAACGGTAACAACAAGACGCTCAAGAGTTGGCGATGTGGCCACATAAGCATCGAGTCTAAGCGTTCCGTTTTCTAGATCACTAACAGCGTTATTAGCATCAGAACAAACAACTAGATAAGCTTGTTCTGGTCTTGCGCCAAAGAGCGCGCCCTGACGATAGAGTTGACCCATTACCTGAGTGGCAATAGACTTCGCTCTGGCGTAGAGTGTACCGGCCGAATCAATTTGCTCAAAGAGGATATCATCGAAGCTTCTTGCAAGAACATCAAGGAGTACGTTAAGGATCGCACGAGTGTTGACAAACTTGAAGAGAGCATTGGAGCTAGTTGTACGAGCACCCCATGCAACAATACCTCTGTTAGGAAGGCTTCTAATTGGGTTGAGGCCTAGAGGATATGTTACTTCTTGCTGTTGAGCGGTGATATCAAAGCGGAGGGCATTGGCTCCTCTTAGCGGATATCTTGCACCAGCAGGGGCTTGTTGGAATCCTTCGTTTACGTATCTTGAACAAGCAATACCGGCAATGAAACCACTAGGTGGTACAAAGCGATCAGCAGCGTTCTTGATATAAGGAGCGTAGAAGGCAGCGTGGCCAAATGGAGCTCCAGCAATTCCCTTAATGTAAGCTAACTCATCTTGTACTTCGCTGAGACTTAGTTCATCAGCTCCGCAATCGATAAGAGCAATATGTTGAGTACCAGAGATACCCTCAACCTCACCAAGCTTACCTTCAGCGGCCTTGAGGAGCGCCTGGGTAACTTTTACTCTTTCTTCACGGGCCTGAGTCTTGCTCAATCCACCAACAGTTGCCTTGAATCCACCAAATGCTTCAGGAGCAAAGAGGAAGCCAGGGCGATAATCACCAGATCCCATACCCTGCTCAATAGCATAGATGAAGTCTTGTGAACGAGCCTTAGCAGAAAGCTTGTAGTTGGCAAAATCAGCTGCCTCATCGAGTGAGTTGATTCTGACGATATTGGCATCCTTTTGACCATAGCGGTTAAGGCCAGGAACAACAGGAGAAGGAATACCGTTCTTAGAAGTGATCTTCACTCTGAGAACATAGTCATGACGATAGAAACCATTGCTGATTGAGCTATCAAGATAGACTACAGTTGAACTTGCGGTAAAGGTAGGAGCGGTATCAACAACGAAAGCTGCGTCGTTGGTTACGCTGCTGACCTCAAAGCGGTAGCCGTTGATCACAACGTGTGAACCGGCATAAAGCTCTTCGGTGAACTTAGTAGCAACTGTGCTGTATGAAGTACCAGAGGCTACGGTAGCTCCAGAAGGATTACGGACGATTGCCTGAGTGTTAGAAGCAACACTTACAACCTCGTAGGTATCAGATCCAACAAGGATTCTGTATCCAGGAGCAATTACGCTAAGGAACTCAGTGCTAGAACCGAGAAGTGAGCCATTGGCTTGGATCTCAATTGTTCCAGTTTGAGAGGAAGTAGCGCCTTGAATGGTTGTGCTACCAGAGGTAACTGCAGAAGTTCCAGTTAGGGTCTTGCCTTCGCTAGATGGGCGGAGAGCAGGAGCACCGGTTACTCCAAGAGTTGTTCCGATTGCTTCGCCGTTGTTAGGAGCATATCCACCAACTCCAAGAGCGGTTTCATAATCAACTTCAACAGACTCAACGATGTAATATGCATCGAGGTTCTTCTCTTCGAGGATCTCTCTGAGTGAAGTAGAGATGCTTTCGGTAAGTTCAGCAGGAGTTGCGCCATTGGCAATAACAACTCTGTTCTCACCAGCAACGTTTACGTAGAAGACCTGAACGCTATCGGGTACATATCCTGTTCTGGTTACGTTACCACCAACAGAAGTGATTGTTCCTTGAGGAGCAGCAGTTAGACCAGAGCCATCAGCACCGGCGGTAAAAGCAGATCCAGAAGCATCCCACTGATAGTAAGCTGCGAATGAGTCAGCCCAGCGAATGTGGTCATCTTTACCAACTCTTTCGTCGGTAGAAACAGCTACGATTTTGTTATCGGGAATGTCACCAGCAGTTGCATAGGTTTCCTGATCAAGAAGGAAATCTTCAACAGCTTGGAGGTTGTCGGCAAGAACCGAAGGATCATAAGCTAGTCTACGTACTCTGATTACCGAAGCAAGATCATCAGAAGTGAAGGTTAAAGCGGCACCTGATCCGTTGTCAAGAATAAAGGAGTTATTGGGAGCATCTACACTTAAGACCTCGTAAACAGTGCTGTAGAAAATGTTTCCAGCAGCAAGCTCACCAGCTCCAGGATAAGCAACTTGACCTGGGTCAATACCTTCAAATACGACCTTATCACCAGCGGCAAGAGCATCAGTACCAATCGAAAGATCGGTGATATCTTCCACTACTACGGCACCGGTAGAGGCTGTGAATGAAGCAGTTCCGTTTGTCTTGGCTGTAACAGAGGTTTCTTCTAAGAAGTTACCAATTGCAGCACCAGAGACAAAGAGAATGGGCTCTTGAGTTGTTACGTCTCTAGAAACACAACGGAAGTTGAGTTCTTTGGTTGGGACATAACGGCTTACTTCACCGGCGTCTGTTGGAGTTGCATAAGCGGTATCAGAAATCTGATATGCCTTGAAGCTCTTAACAGTTGGGATAACTCTTACGTCCTTAGAGTAGATTCTGAAGGTGGCGTTTTTGGCTTCTTCGTCATCTTGCTCAATTCTGTAGAAAGTATTGAAGTCAGGATCGTCTTGCTTAAGATATCCTACAATATCAAAAGCATTATCATTAGAATCAAGGGCGGTGGTTGTAATTACTCTGATTTCTACGCCATCCGCATCATTAATGCCGAGTGACTTATCTCCAAAGTATCTGTCGCCAATCTTGATTGAGAACAGGTTCCAACCTGCTCCTTTATCTACTACAACCTTAGTTTCAGGTGTAGGTGTTACGCGAGTATAGTACAGAATTCCGTTCACGCCCACGTTTTCAAAGAATGCTCTTACGGAATCGTAGGAGATCATTGATTGTGGGTTATTACCGGCGGTAGGAGCACCACCAGCTTTCTGAACAAAATCCTCTAACGAACCAATCTGTGTAGGTTGGTAAGGAGGGAGAGCTGAATACTCATCGACGGGATTTTCATCATATGGGTCTACAGGAGTAGATCCAAAGATATAACCAATAGCATGAGAGGCTAGGGGTTGAGGTAATCCACCAGTCGAAGACTGAGTAACAAACACTCCAGGGCGCTGAATAGCGCCTACATTGATGTTTACAGGATTAGCCATAAAATAGTTCTTTACAAAGTAAG